ATATTCTGGTATTGATATGACTGAAAGAACTCTATCAACCAAAAAGCTTATTTCACAATCATACTTAGGTAATGAAACTGAAGAAGATGCAATCCTACCGATTCTTCCTTTAATTAGAGAGTCAATCGTTAGAGCTCATGCAAGAGGTATTGAAAACGCACTACTATTGGGTAACCATGCAGACGGCGTTTATGGTACATCTGGAGCAGCTTTTGAAGGTCTAGTCACTATGGCTGGTTCTAACAAAACTCAATCAGCTACTGCTTTTGCATCAGAATCTTTAACAGCTTCAATGCTATTGAATGCTAGAAAGCAAATGGGCAAATGGGGTATGAACCCATCTGATGTTATTTACATCGTTAACTCAACTGAGTACTATAACTTGCTAAGCGACGCTGAGTTCCAAGATGTCAACCTAGTTGGCAACATGGCTACTAAGCTAAGTGGTGAAATCGGAGAAGTCTTCGGTTCTAAAGTAATCGTATGTGATGAGTTTAAAGCTCCAGCAACAAGCAAATTCTTTGCAGTTGCAGTCAACCCGAAAAACTTTGTAATGCCTAGATTAAGAGGTGTTACTATCGAGTCTGACTACGAAGTAGCAAACCAAAGAAGAGTATTAGTTGCTTCTCAGAGATTAGGTTTTACCGACCTTATCGATGCTTCAACAGCAGCGCACGCGCTTCAATACAAAGCTAGTTAATAGCTTATAAATATCGTGGTGGGGTTCGCCCCACCACACTTTTTAAAGGAAATATATGGCAAATTTAGTAACATTACAGCAATATAAAGACTTCGTGGGATTGCAGGGAGTGCAGCAAGACGCCAAGATTAATGTAATAATTAGTAATGTTTCTCAATTAGTAAAAACCTATTGTGGTACTACTATAATTGATTTTGCTAGTACTAATAAAATCGAATATTTCAATATACAAAGAGGCGACGACAGAGTGATACTAGCTGAGTCTCCTTTAATACAAGTAGTATCAGTAGAAGAAAGACAAAGTCAATCAGACGCATATGTTACACTAATCACAGAAAATTCTGACAGTAGTGGTAAATATGAATATATAGTTGACACAGAGTCTGATAGTATTGTAAGAACAAATTCAACTACTACTAAAGCATTTCCTCAGGGAATGAAAGCAGTAAAAGTTACTTACAAAGCAGGGTACACAAGTACTCCAGAAGATTTAAAATTAGCAGTATTTGATTTAGTTAAGTACTATTTAAAAGATGAAAGAAAAGAAAGAATGAGTATTGCAGGTTCAACAATAGAAAACCAAAGCTCTACCAGTCTTAGAAACAATATAGGATTTCCAGACCATATCAAGCGTATACTTGATTTATACAAGTTGTATAGCTAATGGCTATAAGAGACTTAAGAGCTCACTTTAAAAGAGATTTAAGTAAAGCTACAAGTAAATTTAATAAGTATGCTACATCTTTAGGAAGCAATACTTTAGTAGAATTTGAATTAAACTACATTTCAATGGTAGTAGGTTCTATGAAGGGGACTAAATTAGTTATAGAACAAATAAAAGGAAAAAATACTCAAGATGTATTTAAAACTTTTAATACTAGACAAGTATGGGGGAAGATAGTAACTGCAAAATTCAAAGCCATAAAAACTGATAGAAATTTTAGCGGAAATACTTTAAATACATATAGAGCAAGTAGAGCTCCTTTACCTGGAAAAGGGATGTATTTCGGACAAGCAATTGGTAGTATAAAAAAGGGTTTTCCAATAATTATATGGGACAAAAACCCTAAAAGTGCTGATAAACTTATAGAAGCCGCAGTAAGACAGTTAGTAGATGACCTATGGAATGATTTTAATGATTATATATTTAAAAAGGGTTATGAAAGAACTTTATTTAATGAAGAAAGGCAACGAGGAGAAGAAGCCTCTACTTATAGAACAGGAGCCCCTTCAAAAACAATAAATAACTTTAGAAGAGGATTAAAAAAGGAACATGGAGTTGATAGCTCCAAAGCCAAATTTGCTTTAGAGACAGAACAAATGTTTAGAGGCTCTGAGCTTGGTTGGAATAGCTCAGTTCCTACTAAAGGTGTACAGATACACAATTATATAATGCACAATTTACAGGTTGATTGGAATCAAGTAAAATTAAAAAAGAAATATGCTAATTATAATGTAAGTAATGTTTTAAAACTTAAATTAGGTAGAAACAAAGCAATAAAAACAGATGTAACTCCTATAATGAAGTTAGTTACTCCTTATATACAGTCAGAAGTTTTAAACTCAGGACTACTAGGAGCAGCTGCAAAAGCTAGTAAGCCTATTAAAAATCAGCTCAAAGAAGATATAGTAAATGATACAGTAGACCAAATTGTAAAGATGTATCAAACTGCAAGAGTTACAAAATCAGGCAAATTAGATATGCGGTTTAAGAAAAACAAAGCTGCAGTAAAAGAATTTAATGAGACAAGACAAGCTGAATTAATATCTCCTTCCAAAGGCTCTTCGGAAGTAATATCTTCAGTTATAAGTGTAAAAAAACAAAAAAGTATTGGCAAAAGACCAAGACCACAAAAAGAAAAAAGAAAGGATACTCAAAATTTATTTAGTATTCAAACAATGATTAATAAGAAACTTCCTGCAGAAGTTAGAAGAAATATGGGAAGACCAGCATTACAAAATCAGACTGGTAGATTTTCAAATAGTGTAAAAATGCAAAACATAAGAGAAACTAAAGCAGGAATAACTGCAGATTATACCTACATGCTTTCTCCTTATGAAACTTTTGAAAATACAGGAAGAAGAACTTGGCCTAATGGTTATAACCCAAAACCATTAATAGCTAAAAGCATAAGAAATTTAGCTGTAGGATTAACAGAGCAAAAGTTCACACAGCTTAGGAGAAAATAGTGGCATCACAGTATAGAACTGCAAGAAAGAAAATAACTGAAGCTTTAGTAAAAAAACTACAGTTAATAGATGGAAATTTTCCCTATAACTCAAATGTATTTAACAATGTACATGGAGGAATGATATTTTTAGACCAAATACAAGAATTTCCAAAAGTTTGCGTAGTTCCAGGAGATGAAGCTAGAGAATATCAACCAAATGAATTCAAGTGGAGATTTTTGAGTTTAGACATAAGAGTTTATGTCGAGGACCAAGAAGACCCGCAAGAGGTCTTAGCTCTTTTAATGGAAGACATTGAAAGAGTACTAGACGACAATGATGTATTGATTTACGATGATACTGTAAGTCCACATCAAACAACGACTTCCTTAACATTAGAGTCAATGTCAACAGATGAAGGAGTTTTAACTCCTCTCGGAATAGGTGAAATGACTATAATGTGTAGGTACTAATAGAAATTACACAACTGATAAATATCTAGTAGGTGTACTTTCAAAGATAATAAATAGGAGAAAGCAATGGCTTTAAATCTATCAAGAAATACCAAAGTATTCGTTAGCTCAGTTAACGGAGTTGGTGCTACGGGCGGTGTAAAAACTGCACACGTAAGTACTGCTGGTACTGGCTACGCTGTAGGTGACATCGTAACATTTACTGGAGGTTCGGGTTCGGGCTTTAAGTGTCATGTTCTATCAATCACTGGAGGCGGAAGTACAGGCCCAGTAGCTACAATAGGAATCCCTAATAACTTCAGAGGACAAGGCTACGCAGCCTCAGAAACTCTTACTGAAGCTGGGGTAAAAGTTCTTGGAGACGCAAGTACTGATTTAACTCGTGCATCTGGTTTAATTGTAACTGTAGATTCAATCGCAGGAACAACAACAACAGATGGCGGAAGAACTGGTACTGGTAAATTCAAAGGAAATGAAGTAGACTGTAATACATTTAGATTAGGTGTATTAGATGGTTATAGTTTCTCACAGGGAAGTGACTCTACAGATGTTACTATTTCCGAAGCAGGTGCAGCGCCTAACAGGGGTTCAAAAACCTTTAATGACTCGCTACCACCAGCAGAGTGGTCTTTTGCAACATATGTAAGACCATTTGTTCATGGAGCAGCCTCTTTTAGAGTTGCAGATGACCATGACTGTGTAGAAAATATTTTATGGGCAGCTTTATCAGGTACAGCGTTACCTGGAGATGGAGCTGCAGCTGGACGTGGTGTAGTAGTAGGAACTACTGCTCAAGGCGGCTCACAGTGTAACTTTGAAAAATCAGATGTTCACGAACTTATGAAACTGAACTTATACTTTGCACTAGAAAACACAACATATAGGTTAAATGAGGCTCAGGTAAACCAAGCCGAAGTTGACTTTTCAATTGATGGTATTGCACAGATTACATGGTCTGGAAATGCAACAACAATTGACCAAGTAGGAGAAGCACTCGAAGACCCATCTAAGTATATTATACAAGGAACTTCAGCAGGTGTACCTACTTCAGGAACAGTTGACCTCTATAGGGAAACATTTAACTATGCAGATACAACAGGTCCAAGTGACGCTGACTATCTAAGAAACAAATTATCTACATTATATCTAGATGCTGATGCACAAGCTGGTGGCTCTGTCACTCAAGGTCTTGATGACAGAACTTACGATATTAACATCACTGGTGGCTCTCTAACAATTGCTAATAATGTTACTTATGTAACACCAGAAACAATCGGTGTTGTAGATAAACCAATTGGATCTTTCACAGGAGCTAGGGTTGTAAGCGGAAGCTTAAATATGTACCTAGATACGAAAGCAAATGGTTCAAACCAATTAATGACTGACTTATCAAACGCTACCGATATCATCACAAACGTCTTTGACATGAGACTGTTTATGGGTGTTAGTGGTACAGTCGGCTCAGACAATGATGCTATGGGTGCAGATGACTTTACTGGCCCAGGTGTTGAATTTAACATGCCAAGAACTCACATACAGGTACCTGTAATTGAAGTTGGCGACCTTATTTCTGTATCATTAGACTTTTCCGCACACGGAACTGACCTATTGACTGGAGATGAACTAAAAGTTAAATATTTAGGCGGAAC